CTACAGTAAAAGAAATTGAAATTGACAGCAATGAAAACAAATGGTTTGAAATTTCAGGTATGGATTATGGTACGGGCATTGATTTTGGTGACTCAGAAGTTTTTGGTGTTACGTGTGATGGAGTGATCATGGATTGTGATGGTTTCCCAATCACTAATGGTGATTATTTAGATGTTGCAGTTAAAAACGCATTGAATATTTAATATATAACTCCCCGTACATAGTGGTGATTTTGGAGATTAACAATGAAAGATGAGCAGCTAATAGCAGACATCAACAATAAAATGAGTGCTTCGCAGATAGCAAAAAGTCGTGGCGTTAAAAAGAGTGCTATATATAAACGCATAAAAGAGTTAGGGCTAAAATATTACACTGTCCAAGGCTCACTAAGCGAAGACTATGAACTAATCAAAGAGCTAAGATTAAGCGGCATGTCTCTCTCTGAGCTGGCCGATAAATTTGATGTTTCTTACAACTCTATTAATGTATTTTTAAGTAACAATAAAATAAATATTCGCAATTCTATTGATGGGCTTGACGCTCTTCCAGAAGTCCCTCGGTGTGAATTGAGCGGAAAGCTAGACACCCTAACAGAGGCTTGTGTTATCTACCGGAACAATGGCAAGCATCACGTAATACTACCCGCAGAAGACTACATGGAGCTAATCAATGGAAAATAAATCAAGCGCAGTACCAGTTAAGAGCCGAGTGAAAAAGTGTGAAGATGCCAAACGTGCTAAAGGGCTAAAAGGCCGCAAGAAATGGGCTACAGAAGAAGAGCATGTATTGATAGATAAGTTTTTAATTGAGCTAAGGAGCAAGTGAGATGAACAACGACAAACATTTGCAGTTTATAGCTGAGCATTTGGAAGAGTGGCCTAGTGATCAAGAGTACAAAGTAAGTGTTGGTGTATATGGCCAGATAATGTTTTCATCAAAACAGAATGGCGTATATACGATTTATTACAGCAGTCAAAGCAAAGTATTTGAAGAGCCTAGCCAATGGTACGCCCGCGAACAATGGCAAGAAGCCCGCAACGAGCTATTAGCTGAGTATGTGCCAGAGGTTGGGGATGTTGTTGATATAGAATATGTATCAAACAATCACACACTAGAAAACTGCACAATAAATTACATTAGTACTGAGTCTATTGTTTATGTTTTCAACGGTGATGAGCATCAAGAGAAACGGTGCAACGTCACTATAACCCCACACAAACCAGAACCAACACCGCAAGACTTAATGTTAGAAGACTGGCGCTCGTTCAATTCACTAGATGAAGCGTACGACAATATGATGAGCACTGCACGCATCGGTGATGTGTTTGATGCGTTGGTGAAAGCTGGTTGGACTAAGGGTAAATAGAGACAGTAATTAATAAGGAATGGTGAATTTATGAGATTAATCACAAGACAGTCACTCGCAAGTCAGGCAGCCGATAGTTGGGCAGAGCAATACAAAAACTGGGGTTTTGGTGAGGATAAAATAAACATAGCTCATCAACTTCGAGCGCTAGGAGAAAACCCATCACCTGAAGATGTAGATAATGTTATTGGTAATAATTCTTGGACTAGAACAAAATGCCATGAATGCGGAGCTGAAAATATAGACGTTGTTGAGGTTGGCGAGGAACTTGGTTACGAGAGCCATACAGCAAATATATGCAGGCCTTGCCTAAAATCTGCTTTAGATATTAGCTAAACGAATTGGATATAATAAAGGAGAAGAGTAATGAAAAATTTAATTATATCTGCACTGCTAACACTGCCACTAACTGTGCAGGCTGACACAACGCCGCTTGAGGAATGCAAGGATATTTCCTATGCAGCTGGCGAAGTTATGAAAGTGCGCCAGAACGGTGGCGAGATGGCAGTTATTTATGAACTAACAAATGGTAATAAAATGTTCGAGGTCATGGTTATAGAAGCGTACAAACAAACCATGTACACCACAGAAGAATACAAGAATAGAGCTGTCGTTAAATACAAGAACTTATGGTTCGGAGAGTGTATAAAAGCGCGTTCTAATTAGAAATAAAAACGCCCTTGCAGCTGAGAACTGAAGGGCGTTATAATAATTCTAAGGCCGGTAGGGGTATCGGCCTCCAAACTAGACACAGAGAAAGATTGAAGTCCGCAACCGACTAGGTGTAATTCTAGCACTCAATTCCGTCTATCTCTAGTGTCTCAATTATATATTTGAGGCAACTAATGGCTATTCATAAACTAAAGCATCACCAAAACGAAATCCCTTATGAAATGGTATCACGAGAAGTCGCCCAGTCGATAACTAACCCTAATGCATTAGCTATATGGCTTTACCTGCTAACAAAGCCTGAAGACTGGATAGTTAGACGGACAGACATTAAAAAGCATTTCTCTATTGGTGATGTAGGTTACAAGAAAGCAATTGATCATCTTGTAGAGCTTGGGTTATTCCATAAAGAATTTGTTAGATCAGAGAGCGGACTGTTCACAGATTCTATTATTCATATCTATCCAGTACCTAACCGAATTGCGGATAACCGAATTGCGGATAACCGGAATTCCGACAAATCCATTGACGGTGAACCCGATAATCGGATAACCAGCACACTTAAAGAGAACAGATTATTTAAAGAGGAAGAAATATATACAGAGAAGAATGCCAAACGTACCGTTTGTCCGTATGAGGATATTAGAGAGATATATTGTGAAGAGCTTCCAATGCTTACTGGTTGCAGAAAGATGGATGCAAAAACAAAGAAGCAGATCCTTGCTATATGGAAGAGCGACAAGCAGCACCAAAATTTAGACTTTTGGAGAATATACTTCCGATCAATTAAACGATTAACTAACAGGATGCCAAACTGGTCAGGTGAATTTGACGGTACCAAGCATGGGACTTTGGAATTGATGACTAGAGATAAGATATTTGCCCGTAATGTTAACGAATTAATTGATCAGGGGATTTGGAAGTGAGACAGCTATACAGTACTAACTCTGAGGAATCGGTAATAGGCGCAATGCTAGTGTTTAACAACTGCATTGATGAGGTTGCCGACATTGTCAAACCAGAAGATTTTTATACACCGCTTTATCGAGCTATCTGTTCAGCCATTTATGATTTAAGGGGGACAGGAAAGCAAATCGATATAGTAACTGTTGATGACTGGTTCAATGGAAAGCCAGAATCACAGTTTGTAACATTTGATGAACTGGCAACTATAGCTAAAAACTGTCCTTCAGCCGTAGGCGTAATGTCAGCCGCTAAGAGGGTTAATGACTACGCACGTGAGCGAGAGTTCGTTATTTGCGCAAATTCCATTCAGGAAGTGTTTGGTGAAGAGTCAGGCACTACTGAGGAGAGAATCTCTAAAGCTGAGAGCTTGTTTGACAATATAACAACAGAACAGCCCTCTGAAACTCAGTCAGACGTAAGCCCGATATTGAGGGAGTACATTGATTACCTAGACTGGAGATTTAACAACCCGGGCTTTCATGGAGTGGCTACTGGTTTTGAAAAGATAGATCATCGTTTCAACGGATGGAAAGGTGGGCAGTTTATTGTTGAGGCTGGGACGCCCGGATCTGGAAAAACTACATACGCAATGAATATTGCTTTCAACGCATCGCAAGAAAAGAATGTTCATGTTTTTTCTTTGGAAATGAGTAAGCGTGAATTAATTCAGCGTATGGTTGCGTCTGCCGGCGGCATACCTATTCGTGGTCTGCAGGATGCAACGGCTGTAGGTGATGAGGAGTGCTGCAATAAGTTATCAATAGCTGTTAACCGCATAAAAAAATGCAAGATGGTAATTGATGACGCCGCTGGACTTGATATTAGTCAGTTAATATCCAGGGCAAGAAGACAGAACCGAAAAGCTAAGACTGATTTAATTGTCGTTGATTACCTTCAGTTGCTAAAAGACAAATCAACTAACAACAGATACGAAGAGGTATCAAGCATTTCAAGACGACTAAAGCAATTAGCTAAGGATTTAGACTGCACTGTGCTCGCATTGTCTCAGTTGAACCGTAAAGTGATGGACCGGGGCGATAAGCGGCCAGTGTTATCCGATTTAAGGGAGTCGGGGCAGATTGAGCAGGATGCCGATATTATTCAATTTTTGTTTAGAGAGGAGGTTTATGATCCAGATACTCCAAATAAAGGGATATGCGAAATAATTACAGCCAAATTCAGAGATGGTGAACCGGGGAGTGACTTTTTGAAATTTGAGGGATCTATAAACAGAATGTCAGATATAGATTGGGCACCACAGCCAAAAGAACCGCCAAAGCAGTACTCATACTCTAAATAGCGGCGGGTTTAATAAATAGGAGAATAAGAATGAATGAAGTAGTAAAAACAACGGGCGTTGTGCATTTTAGTGAGTTCTTCGCACCAATATCGCCGGATCTTATAGCGTCACTACTAAAACAATATAACGATAAACTTAATAGTATTAAATCAGTCGCTGAATACATGAAGTCTCCAGGCGTTTCAGATGCAGTGTCGTATTTCGTAACGGCGGATAGAAAGAAACACTCTGACCGTAGTCATTATAATTTAGAGTTTGATGTTAGTGCTGCAACCGCGGTGCTTGATTCAGAATTTTGGCAGAAAGCGCTTAATTTAACCGACGTTTACGACCACATGCCTCAAGACAGAAGAAGCGAATGGAGCGAAATGATCAGAGAATGTAAGTGTGTTTCGTTTGAGTCTGATACGGTGTACAGCACGATTGAGAGCTTACTAAACAGTAGAGCACAATTCTTAGCTGAGCGCGTCGACGGAATGTTTAGATCGCTATCGGGTGAGCATGTAACCAATTCGCCTTCTGGGTTTAACAAGAGAATGATTATTGCAGGTGCTATTGATCACCTTGACCTAGTTAGTTGGAAAGTTTCCGGGCATCTTGATGACCTAAGGAAGGTTATATCTAAATTTCTAGGGCATGAAGAGTGCGGATTTGGCACAACAAGCGATGCTCTCTATGCAATGAAACGCTGCTATGGTGAATGGGTAGAGTGGGACGGTGGGGCAATTAGAGCTAAACTGTACATGAAGGGGACTGTGCATCTTGAGATCCACCCGGACGTTGCGTGGAAGTTAAACGAGATACTCGCGTACATTTACCCGCGGTCATTAAGCGCTAGTAGTCTGAAAAAGCCGGCACGTAAATCAAAAGTGTTTAACCATATTAAGCGGCCTATATCGGGTCGTGTTCTTAATGCATTAAGCGAGTGCGTTAAATACGGATTAGGTCAAAAGATTAAAATAGACTGGCGGTTAGACAAAGAGATGCAGGAGCAGGTCATTTCGGTTCTTGAATCTATCGGCGGTGTACGTTCAACGTATGAATATAAATTTGAACGGCGCGGAGGGGAATATAAAACATTTCCGGCTGTTGATTTTGATTACTACCCAGGAGAGGCTATCTCTCATATTATCTGCTCTGGGGTATTGCCTGACCAAAAGTCTCACCAGTTCTACCCAACGCCAGAAGGATTAGCAGAAGAGGCGGCACAATGGTGTGAGATTGGCGATAACGATTCAGTACTAGAACCTTCAGCAGGCCAGGGTGGTTTGGCGGCATATGTAAACCCAAACAACCTAACGTGCGTTGAGATTTCAGAGCTACACTGTGAAATACTAAAGTCTAAAAACATGAAGGCAATTTGTGCTGATTTCCTAGACTGGGCACCGAATCACCAGCAAGAGTTCGACAGAGTTTTGATGAACCCTCCTTTTTCAGATGGTCGTGCTATTCGACACCTAGAAGCTGCGGCTGAATGCCTAAAACCTAAAGGAATACTGGTCGCTATATTGCCGTCATCATTTAAAGATAAACCGTTTATGGCTGGCTATTCAGTTGAGTACTCAGATATTAAAAATAACATGTTTGTTGATGCGTCGGTGAATGTTGTTCTAATGAAGATAGCCAGAGATTAGGAGATTAGAAATGAATAATATAATACACGTATCGTTTGTAGAAACGTATCGAATCGGAGGTGTTACGTTTGAGATTTCACGATACGGGCCTGTGATTATAAATCGACATACAGAAAAAGAGCGGGATTATAGGAATGTATCATGTAGGAATTGGGCGATGATTGATAAGTTTTATAAGATGACAGAAAAGGAGAGAGATAGTTATAGGATTTCTTCGATTAGACAAACGTCTAATACCGATAGTGATCTGGGTGGCGTATAATTAAATAACCCTTTTATTAAACGGATGGAGCGAAGCGGAATTCCGCTTTGAATTACTTGTTATGAATACTTGGCCAGACGGACAGCGCAGAGCAATGACTCAAAGCGAGCATGAACACTGGAACGCAAACAATTACCCCGGAACTCTGCAATTATGTTGCCAGTGTGACGGTGAAACAGGGCGCTGTGAAGAGGATGAGATTTATATAGATGATGGCGAAACTGGGCCGCTGTGTGAAGATTGTTATCACAATAGCGAAGAATACAAAGCTCAGGATTCATAACATCTGTATTAATAGGGCGCTTGCGTCCCTATTTAATCTAAGTGTTATCAATTTCGTGCGCTATTTTTAATGGCATTAAACCAACGTCTAATACCGCAACATGCAAATATATTTATAATTAAGCAAAAAAGGAGATTAAGAGATGAACCTAACAAACATGACACCAGAAGGTGCTGCACAACAGTTATACAAATCAGGCGAAGTCGAGTACAACCCATTTAAAAGCGATGCATATAAAAGTGCTCGATATATAGCTGAAATGGATCGTTTAACGCGTGAAGAGCTAAAGCGTCACATGGAGTGTGATTATGTATAAGTCTGATTCAATAAAGGAGCTAGCTACAGCTCTATCTAAAGCCCAAAATCAAATGAGTGGCGCGGTGAAAGATAGTAAAAATCCATTTTTCAAAAGCAGCTATGCCGACTTGGGGGCGGTCGTATCTGCAATCAAAGAATCATTTGCAGCGAATGAATTAAGCTACTCACAATTTCCGTTGATGGACGATGGGAAGGTTGGCGTAGAAACTATTCTTATGCATAGTTCTGGCGAATGGATTAGTAGCACTTTACTACTACCTATCACTAAGCAAGATCCTCAAGCGGCTGGTTCTGCAATTACATACGCAAGACGTTACGCGTTACAGGCAATTGCGGGAATACCGGCCGAAGATGATGACGGAAACGCAGCAACACAGAACAATAAACAAAATGTAAATCTTGGCGCTGTTGCAAAATTATACTGGGCACTAGATCCGGACGAGCAGAAGCGTAGATGGCCGACATATAAACCAGAAGAGCAGAAAGCAATAATAGCAGCAACGCCAAAATAGGAGATTAAAATGAGCATCGTATTATTTAACGACATAACAACAGAAGAAACGCTAAGACAGCTAGAAGTCACTGGCGAGAAATATAAAGACCTCTACGTTGATATGAACGAGAAGGAACAGCGTAAATACGTCAAAGACTCAGCCAGCGTTATCAATGATATGCTCAAAAAGCTTGAGCGTGCGCGTATTGATAAATCTAAAGAATATAAGGCTAGGGTAGAGGCTGAAGCTAAATCCATTCGTGAGCGATTACAAGCAGCTAACGAGCCATTCACTGCATTGATTGATGCGTACAATATTGAGCGTAAAAAAATACTCGATGCTAAAAAAGCAAAAGAGGATGCTATTGAGTTAGCAAGACTTATCGAGTCCGACCACGAAATTGCGTTAATTCTCAACACTCAATGGGATAATGACAAAGAAAAGCGTGAAGATGAGCGGAAGGCAGCGCAAGAGGCGCATGATAAAGAGGTGGCAGAACGCGCTATCCATGCTGAGAAAGCGAGAATTGAAGCAGAAGAAAAGCGGAAAGAGGCGGAGCGTATTATTCGCGAGTCTTGCATTGAGAATAAGCGGTCTGTAAACAATGCTGCTGTTGAATCTCTAATGTCTACTACGGGCCTTGATCACGATACGTCAGTTAATGTGATTAAAGCGATAGCTAAAAAACAGGTAGCTAACGTATTTATTAAATATTAAGGGGTTTGGTATGGATTTTATAGTTACATGCAGTGGCGGCAATGACTCCGTGGCGCTCATTCAGTTTATGGTTGATAACCATCCGAGTGGTTTTTGTGTTCTTTATAACAACACAGGTTGGGCAAGAGATGACTGGGCGGACAGAATTTCAGAAATAAAAGAGCGGTGTATTAAGTTAAACATAGAATTTTTTGAAACTAAAAGCGAGGGAATGGTAAATCTAGTTAAGCGGAAAAAAGGCTGGCCAATGCCTGCTAGTAAGATGCAATTTTGCACTAGCGAGTTGAAAGAAAAGCCAAGCCTTGAGTTTTATGATCGAGTTGACCCAGACAAGCAGCTATCAATTGTTACGGGAAGGAGGAGAGAGGAGAGTCAGAATAGAGCAAGTCTAGCGCTATGGAATTATGAGAGCAAAAAGCATGGCGGAAGAGATGTGTACAACCCTTTAATTAATCACACAAAAGAAATGCGAGACGAGTTAATAATTAAATTTGGCATGGCTCCGCTGAGTCATAGCTCCATGGAATGCTACCCGTGCGTCTGTGCAAACAAGAAAGATCTTGCGTCTATGAGAAAAGACGACCCTCGTATTGATTTAATAGAAGCTGTTGAAATAGAAATGGGGTTTACCCGAAACAAAAAACCTAGAACTATGTTTCGTCCATACAGAGTAGGCGGAGGCGTTGGAATAAGACAGGCTATAGAGTGGGGTCATGGTGAGCGTGGGTATAAATCAAAATCAATACCTGACAAATATATTTTTAGAGGATATGCCAGCGACGGAGAAAACGATATTGCTTATAGTGATAAAATAGATGACATTCGACAGTGTGACGGCGGGTTTTGCGGAGATTAAAAAACATTAAAAACCTATTGTGTTAGCTCTAACGATGATATAAACTGTATTCATCAACTAAGGAGATTAACGAAATGACTATTTCAATTAACATTCTAGAAACTAACGTATCACCAAGAAATAAAGCAGAGCGACATACTGTTGAGATTTTATCTGATGATATTGATTCTGCTATTTATATTTCAAATAAAATGTCTCAATTGCAAGGTGAAGTTATTGATGGAAAGCTTGTAGTTGAGAATGTTTCAGAAAGAGGCCTTAAACGCGGGCTTAGTGTTGCTGAAAAACTAAACAAATAGAGATTAATTTTCGTTAAATGGAGTGTGAAGATGGATTTATTAAATATTAAAAATGCAAAAGACACTATAGAGCTTGATTTTGAACTAAATAAATCACTAGAAGAAATTGGTTGCAACATAGATGAAAGTTCATCTTATGAAGAATCGCGAGATTGGTTTGCTCAGGATAATGAAGATGCTGATGATCGTGCTGTTAAGATTTTAGATGCAGCAATAGCTCGCTGGCATTAGCTTGAGCAATAGACAATAAAGCCCTGCTAGTCGGGGCTTATTTTTAGGTTATAACATGAGCACACTAACATTCAACGAATACACAATAGAGTACGAGATAATCCCGTGCGAGCCTACGGCATGGAATAGCGACACATTCGAGTACTGTATAGAGTCTGTGGTTTATACAGACGGCGGCGATGATGCATGGGATACCGTATCACAGAGAGAGTGGGAGCTTATCGAGCGTGAAATACAGAAAGTAGGCAATAGCATACCAGATACGCCAAATCACTTTTTACGCAAAAGCATGGGATTTTAAATTAGGAGATTAGATTATGAGCACAATTAAATTCGTAGGTAATGAGCGAGAATGGGAAGGAAATCTCAATCGGTGGGAAAAGCATAAAGAGTGCATTGTTCATTGGTGCGATGGTGGGGAAGTTGAGTGGCTAAGAGATAATAATGACTTGGTTGAAGTTTTCTATCCATTCTTTGCTATTGAAAACGAATACCGCAAAAAACAACGAGCTCCTAAAGCAGGTGAGGTTTGGGAGCAAAGTGGATGGTATTCATGGCTTAGAGTTGAAGACGTGAATGGTAATTTTAATGGGTGGGTTAGCGTTGATGGTTGTAATGTAAGCAAAATACCAGAACCAGACAACCTAAAATTCATAGCTAGCAGCTTAGGTGAATACTACAGCAAATAACACTTAACGCCTCGTATATCGGGGCTTCTTTTTATCTTCAATACTACATGCTAAAATATAGAAAATTCTATCGGAGTGTGATAAATGGCTAAGAAGCAAGCGAAGAAAACCGCCAAGAAAAAACAAACTGTAGCATTCGGCGGATCTGGTCAGAAGAAAGAGCGTAAGCGTGGCTAAAATAGGCATACTGTTCTTATTTCTATCTTCACTCATAAACGAGGGTAGAGAGAGACTAACTAGTGCTATATTTTTTATTGGCGCTATGCACTACATTTTATCTATGTACGTGTTCGAGTTTATTGGGTTTTATTACTACCTATCTTCAGCGGCCGCTTGCTTCTTAGCTATACTCTTCATTATTAATCAAAAAATCACAAATCTATCCATTGATCTATCAAGAATATTCTTAGCGGGTATGGCAATTAACTTGCTTGGATGGGTATTGTACGAATCATATGTAGAGCCATGGTACTATAATGCATTGTTCGGTATATTTTACATAGTTTTAATAGCGCGGCTTCTTATCAGGAATGGACGGGATGGAATGGGAAACTATATTACGCATCATGGCTGGCTGCGCTCCGTTTTGTCTGTTCATCTACACAGCACACAAAAAGGTAAAAGCGGCAGAATATGAAGAACGTATTAAGAGCAGCCGTGAGCGGTGCAATATCGAATCCGGAAGCGGTGAAAGTAGTGGGCGTGATGGGGGCGGCCGGTAACTTTATGTTATGGCTGGCTGATAACGCTAATATTCTCGTTGCTGTATCTACGCTGATAATTACGTGGCTAATGTTTATGTTGACAAGCAGAAAACTAAGACTGGAAACAGAAATTGCAAGGCGAAAGCTTGAACAGCTGGAATCAAAAGCTAGGAGTGAGGAATGATTATCAAGCGGTCAGTAGTTCGAAATGTAACTCGTAGTGTTGTTCGTGACGTTGTGCGTGGAGACTCCGTCGTTCAGCGGTATATAACAGAGCTATCCGCTGCCGGTAATATGTACGATCAATTTAGCTCTGCTATAGTCCTTGATGGGGATTTCGAGTGGGAGATGGAGTTCTTCGGAGTCACAGAACCTTACAAAGAGTTGATAGGTTCTATTTCAAAGGACAATGATAGGCTTTGCAGAGTGGATGCAGGGGGGAAGCTTAGAGGCTATTTCGGAAGCAACTATGTTACGGGAAATGCGTTAGTTATAAACGATGGTAAAGTGCATACTATCTCAGGGAAAAGAGTAGGTGATGCAGTGGCTATATACGTAGACGAAATGGAGGATAATAGCTCGGCAGGTTCATCTTTTTTAGGATCTATGTCTATAGATGCTCTCATGCGATATGGTGATCGGTATGCGGACGGCGGCTGGCTATCCCTGAAGATCTGGAAGGGTGGTGATAGAACTACAGGCACCTTAGTAATGGACGCTACTAAAGATGGTGACGGCAGCAGTGACCTTATAGTAAATGCTGCAGGCACCCCTTATCTAACACGTGTAAACCAAACCACAAGTGAGGCTACAGAGTACGAGTTAAATACGGAGGCATCACCTAATAAGTGGGTAGATGTAGATAACGCGGCTAACTATATAGAGATAGCAGGGACTTAATATGTGGTCAATATACCTAATACCCGAAAGCCTTAGAGATCTAGTTCCTCGCTCTGCTGAATGGACGGAGGCTTTAGAGCTTCTACATTCATCGGAGATAAAAGATCGCATACTACGATGGCCCCAAGCCGCACAGCATGACGGACTTAATTACATATTCGTGGATACACACTCAAATGCACTAGATCCTATAGATTTATCAGAGGCAGAGTATGAGGATACTAATGAACTTGTGGCTATTATAGCGTCTGAGTTATTCGCTGAAGATCGCAGTAAAGCTATACATCTAACTAAGTCTCAAGCTCTTACTCTTTATGCTCATCCCGCTTGGCGATTGTGGTGTGGTCGCTATGATAATAAAGACGAGTTAGAAGCAGACCATGAATTATTCTTTGGTGTTGGCGTTGATCGTAGGAAATCACTAGAGTCACTAAAAGATCAGGTCCGTGAAGAAATAAGAGCGGCTGTTGTCGATGGGTAGGCTGATCGCCGTTGCTGTGCTTCTAATACTATCTGCATGTTCTAATTACGAACGCGTAAAGCCGATAACTGATGAGTTTCACTATAAAGTTGTACATGCGCCAAACCTGAAAACAGACGGCTATGCTGTATGGAGTATTGATAGAAAGACATGCACTATATATTTAAAGAGCCCTCCTACGTGCGAGATTCACGAGTATTTACATTGCAGGTATGGTAAATGGCATGGCGAAGATCTTAACGGCGATTATTGCGATACACTAACTAACATATTTGAGGAAGAATAAGATGGCAACCGGATTAGCAAGTAAAGATTTAGCGGCTACAGGGGAAACAGATTGGCTTCAGGTGAACGGTGATTTTAATATTTCTGTAGACATGACGACAGGATCTGGGGTGGGCACTGTAGTTCTGCAGCGCAGCTTTGACGGCGTCAATGCAAAACCTGCCGCTGTTGATACATACACAGGAGATACTGAAGAGGTTGGTAATAACCCTGAGCGTATCTGGGTGCGGTTAAAGGTTACTGATTACACCTCTGGAACTATCTCGTTACGTCTAAGTTACTAGGTGACAGCATGACAGCTAAGAATAGAACGGACATACAATCAGAGATAGACTCTCTACTAGCGGATAACACAACTGCGGATATATCGGCTGAAGACCTACGGACTACTCTTGAGACAGCAAAGGACTCTAGTTTAAATTTATTAGAGACTAGCAATCAGACAGTAGCGAGTAAGGTAAATGGCGCTACTATTTCGGCTGAAACTGTACGCATGGGCGTTATCGATTATAACGACCTAGCAACAGCAACAACGCCAATTTCAGTCACAGGCGGTGCAGGGTTTGTTGATCTAACTAACGACGGGCTAGGCTCATCTACTAACAAAACATACAAGGTTACGGGTGTAGGTGAGTTATGGGGTACAGGCACTGATTTGTTTGACTGGTCAGATCTATCTTTGGGCGATCAGGTAAACATTAGAGTAGATCTAAATATTACTACAACTGCAGCTAATCAGGTTGTGACTATTCAATTGCTGCTAGGTGTTGGCGGTTCTAGTTACGCCCTAGTATTTGGAGAAGAGCAATACAAGACGGCTGGCGAACATCCATTCCTTCGATTCTCTAGTGTTTACATGGGTAATACAAACACACTAAACAACGGCGCTAAGTTTCAAGTGTCGTCACCAGATAATTGCGACATTGAAGTAGTCGGCTGGTCATTACAGCATTTCTTAAGGGGGTAAAGCTATGGCTGAAGGGAGCCGCAATAAAGGCGGTCGGCCAAAGGAAGGGTTAGACACTCTTCCTAAAGGTTGGCAGCTTAAAATACTGGATATGTATGAGAATGGGGCGTCCGATGTAGAGGTGCGGGCGTGGATATGGAAGCAGAGAGGATCATTTTCAACTGACCTTTTTGACCGGTGGATAAAAGAAGAGCCTGCGTTTTCAGAAACCATAAAAACAGGCAGGGCATTATCTCACGCTTGGTGGGAGAATATGGGGCGAACTCAGTTAATGGTTGATAACGATGGCCCTAAGCTAAATGCCACTCTTTGGTATATGAATATGAAGAATCGGTTCGGCTGGGCTGATAAGCAAGAAACACAAGTATCTGGATCTAATGGTGGGCCAATAGAGACTAAGTGGACTGTGGAATTTGTTAATGCCGACACTGAAAGTAAATAAGAAGCTTGAGCGCTTTCTGACGACAAGTAAGCAGATTAAAGTAGCTATCGGTGGTCGCTCTTCTGGTAAGTCCATCGGCTTTGGTGACATGCTCACATTTAAGATGGAAACGGAAGGTGCTGACATTTACTGTTTGCGTGAGTTCCAGGATTCAATAGCAGACTCAGTACACAGGGTGTTTATTGGCTCTATCGAAGACAGGCTTAAACTCAAAGGCTGGGCTATTACTAATGACCGTGTACAGGCTCCTAACGGTGCTGTGACAAAATACAAAGGTGCAGCAAGAAACCCAGACTCTATACAGTCGGCGCAGGGTTATAAATACTCATGGTTTGAAGAAGCGCACACGATGAGTCAGGCTTCTATTGATAAACTTCTCCCAACAATTCTTCGTAACCCAGGCGCAGAATGCTGGTTTGGTGCTAACCCTCAATCCTCAGCTGATCCATTCTCGCAGAGATTTATTGTTCCGTATCAGAAATACCTAGACCGTGATGGAGTCTATGAGGACGATTTGCATTTAATTGTTGTGATTAACTGGCGCGATAACCCGTGGCATAGCCCAGAAAGCGAGAAACTTAGATTGTGGGATAAAGAGAACCTGCCTCGCGCTAAGTATGATTGGATCTGGGAGGGTAAATATAACGATGAAGTAGAGAATGCAATCATCAAGGCTGAGTGGTTTGATGCTGCAATAGATGCACATAAAGATCCACGGTTTAAGCACTTGTTCAAACCTCGCGGCGCTGTCGTTGCTGCGCATGACCCATCCGATACAGGTAGTGACTCTGCCGGTTTTGCTGTACGTCATGGCTCTATTATCGAATGCGTGAAAGAGAAGCAATCAGGCGAGATAGACGAGAAGTGCGATTGGGCCACTGATCTATCGCTAGAACAAAGAGTAGACTGGTTTCTTTGGGATGGTGACGGAATGGGTACCGGGCTTAAAAGGCAGATTGCGGATGCGTTCGAAGGAACTCGTGTTAAATGGCATATGTTCAAAGGATCACTGTCGGGTAGTGGTCAGGATAACGCAGATGATATTTATCTGAACGACTCTAAAGCACCAGGTGAACCGCAATTCACGTATGCTGATACATTCAAAAATAACCGCTCAAGATACTACAGCGATTTAGCAGACAGGTTTTACAACACATACAAACTGGTGACGTTAGGTGTATTTAGTGATGTGGACGACATGATAAGCCTAAGCTCTGAAGGAATAGATAACATTGCTGCGCTTAGGTCGGAGCTTTGCCGTATTCCGTCTAAACAAAACCCTGGCGGTTTAGTTCAGATAATGAGTAAGCAGGACATGGCTAAACTCGGGATTTCATCTCCAAATATGGGGGACACAGTTATGATGACTATGTGGAAGCCTAAGGTTAGGTCTAAAACTAGATCAAACACTTTCATAAAACACGCTGAGTCAATGGCGACTGATTACGATCCGTTCGGGTGATGCGATGATAAGAGAGATGACAGAGCAGGACATTCCTAGAATGATTGAGCTGGGCGCAAGAATGCATCTTGAGTCTGAATACAAGGATTTTAATTACAGTACACAGAAGACTTACAAGCTAGGGCACACAATTATAGATTCAAATGATATGTGTGGGTTTGTTAGCGAGGTGGATGGTGAAATTAAAGGTATGTTTATTGGAGCCAAATGGGAACACTATTTTTCTGATGCAACTATATCCGGCGATTTGTTGCTTTATGTAGACCCTGATCACAGGGGAGGCATGACTGGTATTAGGCTGATAAAAGCATATCTGTCATGGGCTAAAGGGTTGGGCGTTGACGACATTAGACTAGGTGAAACGGCCGGTATCGACAGAGAAGCTATAGCAAAGCTTTATGCTAAACTAGGCTTTATAAACTATGGTACAATTTACAAACTAAATAGATAGGAGTTGTCACAATGTGCGGATTTCTAAAGCCAAGCACGCCCAGCGTTCCAGCTGCACCAACGGCTGACCAAGCTGCTGATACTGCTCGAACTGATACATTAGAGAAGCGGAGAGCGGCTGCGGCTGCTGGAAAGAAGTCAACTATACTTGCTGGCGGTACTGCGGCTGAAGAAAAGCTTAAAACCGTTTTAGGTTCTTAATATGGCTATTGATGCTGAGAAGATAATCAAGCGATATAAAACGCTTAAGGCAGAAAGAGGGGTATGGGATAGTCATTGGCGAGAGATTGCTGATTTAGTCTACCCAAGGCGTAGTGATTTTGATACTAAGCGTTCTGCTGGTGAAAAGCGGATGACTAAAGTATTCGACTCTACCGCTATACATTCTAATGAGTTGCTAGCTTCAGGCATGGTTGGCTTGAATATAAACCCTGCTAGCAAGTGGTTTGTTGCTGATACTGAGAACATGGACGATGCATCTAAGCGATGGTTGTCTAATGCCTCTGATGTGATGCTTGAGGAGATCAATAAAGCCTCAGCTGGTTTCTATACGTCCGCTTATGAGTACTTCTTGGAGTTTGGCGCTTTCGGTACGGCGGCAATTGCTATTATGGAAGCGCAAAGCGGTGATGGTATATATTGCCAGTCTCGCGCTTTGTCTGAGATAGTTATCTCTGAAGGCTCTAATGGGTTAATAGATACTGTATACCGCCGTTTTGAGTGGCCAGCCCATAGGATTTTTGATAAATGGGGAGATCAATCTGGCGAGCAAGTATTAAAAGCGATCAAAGAAGATAAGCTCGATTGCAAATTCCATATCATTCATTGCATTCAGCCTCGAAAGGATAGAGATAAAGAAAAGAAAACAAAGGTTAATCTCCCGTTTGAAGAGTCCTATGTTATCGAGAAAGACAAAACTGTCTTAGAAGAGGGCGGCTATCACGAGTTCCCTATTCCTACTGGTAGATTTTACAAGAGCCCAATGGAAACATACGGTCGATCTCCTGCAATGACTGCCTTGCCTGATGTCAAAATGATTAACGAGATCATGAAGACAACTATTAAGGCTGCTCAGAAATCAGTAGATCCACCATTGATTGTTCCTAATGACGGCTTTCTTAATCCGCTTAGGACTGTTCCTGGTGGAGTTAATGTGTTTGATGGCTCGGCTGATGCTAATGGCGTCATAGGTCAATTGCCTAGCGCCAACCCTGAGATCGGCATAGACATGATTGAGATGCTTAAGGAAACTATCCGAGCTACGTTCTTTGTTGACCAGCTACAGTTTGCTGGTGATGCAAGAATGACAGCAACAGAGGTTCTACAGCGCACAGAAGAGAAGCTACGACTTATGGGGCCAATACTAGGTCGTGTACAGTCTGAGTTCTTGGGGCCGGTGCTAGATAGAATATTCGGTATCCTGTTTAGGCAGGGTAAGTTTGGTGAACCGCCAGAAAGCCTACCTAGTAGCTTTGAATTCAAATACACCTCACAAGTAACACAGTCACAGCGACAGACAGAGGCTAATGGATTCTTAAGGGCTGTTGAGGTTATGGCTCCTCTTTTGAATATCAATCCTCAGTTGCTAACTGATAACATAGACGCTAATAAAACGCTTCGTGATACTTTGGAAATGTTCGGCGTTTCTGCTGATAAGTTTAATCCTGAAAAAGAGGTCGATGTAGTACAGCAACAAAGACAGCAAATACAGCAATTAACTCAAATGCTTGCACTTGCTCAGCAAGGTGGTGAGGCAGGGCAGGCATTAAACCAAGCAACTGCGCAGGAGGGTGCACAGTGAAATCAACAATACATGCAGAATACAAATGTGGTGAATGCGGTGGCATGATGCAGTACCACGAAAACAGCACTAAGCTACGCTGCACAAAACTAAAGTGCTCACAACGTAACATTGAATATTTAGTGCCAACCATTGAACTAGAGCCAGTAAATAAGCCGGTGAAGAAGAATGTCAAGCAAGCAGCTAAAAACTGATTATCAGCAAGCCTTTGATACCGTAGGTGGTAAGCGAGTGCTTGAGGATATTTTAGCCTATTGTCATGTTCTCGAACCTTTAAACGGGTCTATTGATACAAACTCAATTATAATAAGGGAAGCTAGGCGTGATGTTGCGCTTACTATTCTTCAAAAACTTAATTGGGATGAACGGAAATTCATTGATAACGCCGAAGGGGGCAAAAAATGAAGATGAATAATTATGTACTAATGAACGAAGAACCTGCCGATACTGGCGGTGGTGAACCAGCTAATATTGGACAGTCTAGTGATGGTAATTGGTATGATTCTCTTCCCGAAGATATGCGAGAAGACCAGAACATTACTAAGTTTGATTCTGTTGAATCGCTTGGTAAGTCGTGGTTAAACGCTCAGCGCCTAATCGGTGCTGACAAAATACCAATGCCTCAGACAGATGATGACTGGGAAAACACATACAACCGTTTAGGTCGTCCAGAAGATGTCGCAGGTTATGAAGTTAAAGCGCCTGAAGGTGTGGAGATTGATAGCGAGTTGCAAGGATCTTTCCTACAGACAGCTCATAGCCTTGGCTTAAACCAGAAGCAGGTTGAAGGCTTGGCTAATTGGCAATTTGAGCAAGGTGCAAATACACAACAAGCTTCACAGCAACAATCAGAGCAGCTCTTTAATGAGGCTATGAACGGCCTTAAGTCTGAATGGGGAAATGCCTTTGAGCAGAACGCAAATGTAGCTGTACGGGCTGCTAGCGAGTTCCTAAGCGAAGATGACAAGGCTTTCATTGAGAATGCGAAGATTGACGGTATAGAAGTTGGCAATCATCCAATGTTTCTTAAACTATTCCACAATGTTGGCAAGCAAATGATGGAAGGAAGCAAGCTCGAAGGTCTTGGATCTGAGGTCATTAAGACTCCTGACGAGATGGAAGACGAGCGAAATTCTCTTATGGCTAACCCTGCATATATGGATAGCCGCCATCCTGAGCACAAGCAGATTGTTAAGAAGGTGCAAAACCTGTTCCAGCAACAGTTCGGCAGTTGATTTTATAAAAGTCAAGCGCTAAACTGTATAGAAATAGGGCGGGGAAACTCGCCCAACCCCCGACAACCCTTCCAAAGGGCCGGAACCGTGTAAATATTCTAGTTACGGGACCGGCAACGACAACCCCAAAGCTAGGCAGAAACTTAAAACTTTTGTTTATCTGAGGGACATATCATGTCTTTACAAATTACCACAGCGTTTGTTAACCAGTTTGGTGCAAACATTGATTTGCTATCACAGCAAAAAGAATCCCGTTTCATGGGCAAAGTCCGGATGGAATCCCAGAACGGTGAAATCGCATTTTATGAACAGATTGGTGCTACTGCGGCAATCGAACGTACTTCTCGCCACTCTGACACGCCTCGTGTTGATACTCCTCATTCATGCCGTGCAGTGACATTGTCCGATTTTGAGTGGGCTGACCTTATCGACCAAGCCGACAAAGTGCGTATGTTGATTGACCCAACGTCTTCTTATGCTAAATCTGCAATGATGGCAATGAACCGTAGCCGTGATGATGTGATGATTGCTGCTGCATTAGGGACAGCTAAGACAGGTAAGAACGGAACAACTGATATTGTTCTACCTTCTGACCAGAAGATTGTTCACAACTCAACTGGTTTGACGCTTGCTAAGCTTCGTGAAGCAGCGGAAATCCTAAACAGTAACGATGTTGATCCGGACATTAATCGTTACATGGCGATTACGTCTAAGCAGCTTACAAACCTATTAGGCACTACTGAAATCACTAGCTCAGACTACGCGGCTGTTAAAGCGTTAGTTGAGGGTAAAGTAGATACTTTCATGGGCTTCAAGTTTGTACGCACTGAGCGCCTAACAACTGATGGTGATGGCAACCGCCAGATTATCGCATGGGCGGAAGACGGTCTATTGTTGGCTCAGGGTAGCAACAACATGACTCGCGTTAGTGAGCGTGACGACAAGTCTTATTCTGTACAGGTTTTCCGTAGCGAATGCTTCGGTGCAACACGTATGGAAGAAGAGAAAGTTGTTGAAATTGCTTGTACTGAATCGTAAGGGGAAATTGAAATGGCTATTGTAGAATTAAACGGCTCAAAGATTATGACAGGCTTAGAGTCTGTTCCTTCTGAGTTCGGCGATCCAGGCATTGGTAATGGTGCTGTGCGGTCATGGGTTGAGACTGTTGAAGTTGGCGCTGCTGACTCTGCCACCTCAACTTACTTGATGGCTCGACTACCGTCTAATGCTCGAATCCTAGGTGCATCTAAGTTTTATTCCGATGGTTTAGCATCAGTTGGCGCGCCAACTATGGATATTGGTGTATTTAATCCCACCGGGAAAACAACTATCACTAACGATCCTGATGCGATTAACGATGGTATTGATGTTGCTACGGTAACTGATACAGCGCTAATCAAGGATATTGCCAATTACGGCAATCGTTTGTGGGAGTTTGTAAGCGGTCAGACAGTTGATCCTAAAGGTGACTTAGATATTAAGCTATCCTTAGTTGATGCTGATGTGAACGTGGGCGGTACGGTAACAGTTGAGCTTTTCTATACGCTTGACTAGATGTTTCGGCTGCCCTTCCAGTCGGAAAAGCGGTAACGCGGAGGGGCTTCGGCCCCTTTTTTATAGGTGATATATGGCATCTGAAACAGATATTTGTAACATAGCACTAATTGAGCTTGGCGAAGAGCAGATAATGTCTCTTACTGAGGGATCGAAAGCGGCTAGGTTATGCAACCTTGTATATGATGACACTCGCGATGCTGTACTTAGGGAGCATCCGTGGAACTTTTCGATTAAGCGTGTCGAGCTGGCAAAGCTTACAACCAATCCCGCCTTTGAGTACGACTCACAATTTCAGCTACCTTCAGACTGTTTGCGTGTTGTAAGAACGGATGACAGCCTAGATCCTTATCGTGTTGAAGGTAATAAGCTTCTTTCATATAACGACTCTGTGAAAATAGAGTACATAAGCCGAATTGAAGATACCACACGGTTTGATTCTCTTTTTATTGAAGTGTTAGCGGTCAGGATTGCGGCTAAGCTATCTTATAACCTTTCAGACAATAACAATCTTACTCAGTTCCTAGAGCAGAAATACAGAGACAGACTTAAGCAGGCCAAGTCTATGGATGGCCAAGAAGGTATACCTTATTCAACTGATGCCGACATGTGGCTTAATTCAAGAGTGTAAGAAATGCCAAAAGCTTCAGCGATACAGACAAACTTTACAGCGGGTGAATTATCGCCTCGCCTTGAGGGGCGCGTAGACATATCTAAATACTTTAATGGGGTAAAGACATTAAAGAACATGATAATCCACCCACACGGCGGCACAACGCGCAGAGGTGGCACTAAGTTTAGGTCTACTGCAAAAGACGGCAATAAAAAGACTCGATTAATACCATTCCAGTTTTCTGTTGAGCAGGCGTATATTTTAGAGTTTGGCGAAGGATACATTCACTTTTACAAAGATGGCGAAAAAATAGGTAGCGGTTCGTTTTCTAGTGCATTTTCTAGCGCGTTTACCGGTGCTGCCTCTATTGTTGAAGTTGAGACTGATTATTTAGAGTCAGAACTGTTTGAAATACAGTTTGTCCAGTCTGCTGACGTTCTTTATTTAGTGCATCCAGCTCATAAGCCTGCAAAGTTATCGAGAACCGGCGTTGATATGTTCTCTATTGAGGATGAGACATTCTCTAATGGCCCGTATCAAGACGAGAACACAAGCACTACAACAATAGCACCTAGCGCTACATCTGGCACGGTTACGCTTACTGCATCGGATGACACGTTTGTTTCAACTGATGTAGGTCGATTTGTTAGGATAGATCAAGGTACAGATTATGGTTATGCAACCATTACGGCTTATACCTCAGCAACAGAAGTTACAGCAACAGTAAATGACGAATTTGTCTCAATTGATGCGAGAATAAGCTGGCGGCTTGGGGCATTTAGTGACACCACTGGGTATCCTTCATCTATAGCGTTCTATGAAGACCGTTTAATGTATGCTGGAACTATTATAAATCCTCAGACAATATGGGGATCTCAATCAGGGATATATAATGATTTCGCCCCAGGAGATATTGATTCTGACGGTCTTAATTACACAATAAACTCTGACCAAGTAAATGCTATTCAATGGCTGTCTTCTGGTAAGTCTCTGGTTATCGGCACCGTTGGCGGTGAATTCCTAATGAGTGCGTCAAGCTCTGATGAGGCCATCACCCCATCCAATGTTAAGATCGTAAGACAGACAGAGTACGGCGGCGCTTATGTGATGCCTATTCGATCAAGTGGTGTTGTTTTATTTCTTCAGAGATCGTCAAGAAAGCTGCGTCAATTTATCTATGAGTTTGAATCAGATTCTTATGTATCCCCTGATTTAACCTTATTGTCCGAACACATTACGGGCAATGGCATTACTGAGATGGCATTCCAGAAGGAGCCTGACTCTATTGTTTGGATGGTTAGAGAAGATGGAACCTTGATTGGCATGACATACGAGCGTGACCAAGAGGTTGTAGGTTGGCATAGGCATATTGTAGGCGGTGTTTCTGATAGTGATGGCACTCAAGCGCAGGTAGAGAGTGTTGCGGTTATTCCTTCAGGTTCGTACGATCAATTATGGATATCTGTTAAACGATATGTTAATGGCGAAACAGTAAGGCATATAGAGACTTTAGAAATAGGCCGATCAACTATAAACCCTATTGATGGAGAAGATTTCTTTGTTGACGCGGGCGTTCAATATAATGGTGAAGAAACAACGTCCATCTCTGGTCTTTCACACTTGGAAGGCGAGACGGTACAAATACTTGCTGACGGTGCTGTTCATCCAGAACAAAAGGTAGTAAGTGGTTTAGTTACATTAAGAACTGCGGCATCACAGGTTAGTGTAGGTCTTCAGTACACCTCAGATCTTCAGACTATGCGTATTGAGGCTGGCTCTGCTGATGGTACATCTCAAAGTAAGATCAAGAGATTCCATAAAATCGACATTAGATTCTATGAAACTTTAGGGTGTCAGTTCGGTGCAAGTGAGGATAATTTAGATACTATCTTCTTCAGGTCTACAAATGATAAAATGGATCAGGCACCTGATAGGTTTTCTGGTGACAAAGAGCAGGCATTCCCTAGCGGGTATAATACTGATGGTAGAATATTTATCAGGCAAGAACAGCCGCTACCATTAACTATACTAGCTATAATGCCAAGAGTGAGGACTAACGGATAATGTGTACTGGTGCAGAACTTTTAATGCTTGGCGGTGCTGGTCTATCTGCTGTCGGTCAAATACAGTCGGCAAACAGTCAGGCTGCGGCTTTAGAGTATGACGCAAAACTCCAGCAACAAGAGGCTGATTTTGAAAAGGCGAGGCTAGCAGAAGAACAGGAAGAGCTGGCAGGTCGTCAACGTGTCGCGGCAGCTAAAAGCGGATCTACTTCAGGCGGCTCTATATTTGATGTTATGCAAGGCTCTGCTGAGCAGGCAGAGCTTGAAGCGTTGAATATACAGTTTGGAGCAACGGCTGGTGCTCAATCAAAGCTATTTGAAGCCAAGCAAACTAAAACAGCGGGAAAAATTGGTGCTGGGACTACACTTCTATCTGGTGCAAATAAAGCAGGTTTATTCTAATGCCTATAATTCCTAAAGCTAAAGCAAGCTCTCAACTTAGAACGTCAGGCGCGTCTATTAGTCCGTCTGCTGCTGGCGCTGTAGGTCAGGCACTGGCAAGTCTAGGCAATACTGCTGCCGGCATTGGTTTGCAGGCAATGGAGAAAAAGAAACAGGCTGATGATGTTGCTTTTGTTTCTGAGCAGACCAATAGGCTCCTAAGAGAAGAAACTGAAAAGTTCGCTGACATTGAAACGCGTGGTGCTGATGTTGACCTTGAATCTATTGGTCAAGAATACCAAGACCGGCTTGCAACAATACTTGAAGATGCCCCTTCTGAGGAAGCAGCAAACGAAGTAAAACGACAGGCTGATTCGTTTTATTCTAGGAAGTTTTTCCCTCAGTACTCTAAGCATCAATCTAGCATTAATGTTAAAAAGCGTGTGAACTCGTCTAGCAATGCTTTGGATGATATTAACTCTGAGGTATTAACGGGTAGAACGTCTGTCTCCGAGGCTATGGCTAGGTCTGAAGCGGTGATAACTGGATTGTCTGAAACTGCCGGTGGTGTTGTTGATATTGATAAGCTTAGACAAAGCCAAAAGAATAGTATTGCATCAGGATCGTTAAAATCACGGATAGATAGCGGTGATAGCCGAGCAGTAGTAAAAGAAATAGAGGGCGGTAAATGGGATAGCCTTACTGATACATCAACCCTGTCTAAAATGCTTAATGCGGCAAAAGCTGACATAAAGCAAAGAGAGGGTGCGGCTAGGAAAAAATACGCCTCAGGTATAGATGATTATATTGCATTTCTTAGTGCTGGCAATTCAGATGCTGAGCTGGATGAGAAATACTCTCCTAAAAAAGTATCATCTATGTTTGGCGAGTCGTCTTCTGTAATTAATGAAAAAATACAGGATGCTAGATCGTTCGGCGAAACATTGAACGAGATAAGACTGGCCTCACCTGAGGAGATTGGCGCTATAGTTGAGCGAGAAAAGCCAACAAGTCCTAATGAGTTCAAAAGGGAAAGTGCTCAATACAATACAACGCTTAAAGCAATTTCTGTTAGGAATAAGGAGATAAGCCAAGATCCTGCGGCTTATGTAGCAAAAAATAGCGAGATAGCAGGAAGAAGCGTTTCAGCCCTACAAGAGGCTATGAGTAGCGGAGATCCTGAGGCTATAAAGATTGCTGCTAATGAATACTCAAATATACAGAAAACAATACAAGAAGACCTAGGGATACCTGATAGGTCTGTACAGCTCCTTACTAGCCAAATGGAAGAAATGGTATCTAAGCAGTTGAACGACCTGTCAAACGGTGGTGAAAATGCTGCTAACGCCATAAATACTTATAAATATTCTTTTGGTTCTGATTGGTCAAAGGTAGAAGCTCAACTGGCTAGGAATAAAAAGATAGGTCAGTCTGCACAAATAATAGCGATGACTCCACAAGGAGAAGGCCAGGCTGTTGTGGCTCAAGCCGTATCAACTCCTGATGACCAATTAAAAGGATTTATTGGAGATGATAATTTTAATGATATTAAGAGTGATTCTTTTGATTCGTTAAATGACCTTCGTGATACCTTGCGGGTTGGTTACGGCGAGTCTGGGACTCGGACTGCAAACACCATACAGAAAGGCATAGAAAAGACGGCTATGCAGTTAATAGCAGACGGAACCGCTACTAGTTCAGGTGACGCAATAGATCAAGCAAAAGAGATAATACTTGGCGATATTGAAATATTTGATACTTATCGAGTACCTAAAAAAGAAGATCCAGACTTAATTAATTTAGGCGTTAGCGGAATAAAGATAAAGCTATTAAATGGAGAGATACCTATTCTTGCGCCACCATCTAGCGAAATAAGCAATCCTCAAGATGTAATTGATGTATACCTAAGAAGCACATCGGTATACCCAATAACAAGCCTTGATGGTTCTGGTGTTGCGTTTGTTGACAATAAAAACAATGTTCTTAGAAATCCAGATGGAACGCCGTTAGAATTTACATGGAGAGAAATCAAGAATCATAGACCAGAGGATACTTTATGATTCAACTTGATGGGTATTCTATAAAAAAGAATCTTACGCTAGAAGATTATGATGTATCTATGGCAGAAGGTCTCTCGGCTGTTGCTGATCAGACATGGCTAGAGAATCCAACGTCAGCAGTATCTAGGTTAATGGAATTAAATAAAGCTAGGCCCAATTATGAGCCTGGTGTTTATGGCGATTACAGCCCAGAAAAAGCGTTTATTGGTTGGAACTCAAAAGAGGAGGCTGATAAAAAAGTAAAGGAGGCTGGGCTTGATTTAAAATTTTCTGATTCAGGAATATCTCAGGAGAAGCTGGATATTCTAATGGACAGAAAGCGTGAAGAGAATAAACGCAAATCATTAATAAGCAGGGCACCGCAAGGGTTTCTACCTGGTGCAGCAAAAATAGGAACATCATTAGCTGTATCAATCGCAGACCCGTTAAACATAGCTTCAGCGTTTATACCTATAGTTTCGCAAAAGAACACCGTTAGGCTAATGTCTTCTCTTGGTAGGAATACAGGAAGGGCAGCGGTAGGCGCGATTGAGGGTATAGCTGGGGCGGCAATGATTGAGCCGCTTGTTTATTATGCAATGACAGAGGAGCAGGCTGACTACGACCTTTATGATTCGTATATGAACCTAACATTTGGCGCTGTTATAGGTGGCGGTCTTCATGCAGGATTAGGCGCTATAGGTGATAGAATAAATAGAGCTCCAGCACAAACAAAGTCTGACTTGCTCCAGGCGGCGACTGGGCAAGCTCTAGATAATAGGCCTATTGATATTGGTCGTGTTGCTGATGAGTGGAGAATAGTTGATCCATACTATCCTGAAGATATTGAAGGTACTGTTAGAGGTGAATTAGAAGATCAGGTCGTTGATACTTCGGAAGTAAGAGCAGAGATAAAAAGGCTTAACGATCAATTAGAGCAAAGCGAGATAGACGCTAAGGCCGAGGCTGATATTAGCCGAATTGAACAAGGCCATATAGATAGGGAGTTTATAGATTCTCACGGCATTAATGGGGCTAAGTATAAAAGCTTCACGCAGACAACCGTCCCTAAACACTCAAGCGAAGCTGATCCATTAATCTCTAGTGAATACCAAGAAAAAATCAATCTAAAGCCTCCTGAAACGCCGGATACGGTAGACAAGGAGATTGATGATATAATCACATCATTAGAAGATCAGGGCGTTGATACTGCGGAAGTAAGAGCAGAGATTGACCAAACAAACAAGCAGATAGAACGCGAGTCGAACGGCTTGCGCGAAGCTGTTGCATGTATGCTGGGGTGATATGGCTGCAAATAATTGTATAGAACGCATTAGAACAGCGATGCAAGACGCCACAGATGAAGAAGTTCTGAAGATGGCCGAGGAAGCGCAGCGTGTATTGGATGACCGTGTTGGTCAGTCTACTGATGAGATTATGGCATCACTAGACGAGTTTCTTATGGATGAAACTATAGCGAAAAAGATTGAAGGGAGGAATAAAGCATTAAACGCTGTAGCAAAAAGAAACATCGAACAGTTTGTTGATGACTGGGGCGATGATTATCATTTAGGCGTAGAGGCTTTGCTGGTTGGCGTGAATGATCTTCGCATGGGGTCCAGAAGGTCTGTTCTGGCAAATCAAGCACAATTACAGGAAAGCTACCTGGCGGGGATTACGTCAGATATAGAACAATTATCTGATTTGCACTTCGATGGGTTTTCAAATGGTGTTTGGGATGATGATATTGCTAGGGCGCTATGGCAGATTGGGAACGGTGATGATTTCAAAGGCCTTGCTCCTGAAGCGGTCGACCTAGCTAAAGTTATTAATAAGTGGCAGGAAGTATCAAGGATTGACGCTAACGAATCGGGTGCGTTTATTAAAAAGATGCCTGGGTATATTACTCGACAATCACATGATATGGATAAAATACGGAAGGCTGGGTTTGATCAGTGGCGGCAGGATATAGAGCCTAGATTAGATGAGCGTACATTTACCGGCGTTGAAGACCGTGAGGCTTATCTTCAGTCGTTATGGGATGCTTTATCGTCCGGTGTGCATTTAGGTAATGGCATATCAGGAGAGTCTGCAGCTCTGCAGGGATTTAGAAATGTAGGGCGCGGCATGTCCAAAGAAAGGAGCGTTCACTTTAAATCTGCGGATGACTGGATAGGTTACAATAAAAAGTATGGAATTGGTGAGTTAAGAGAATCTGTATTTAGTGGATTAATGATGTCGGCACAAAACACTGGTCTAATGAAAGTGTTAGGCCCGAATGCTGAAATGAACTACCAAGCACTAATAGATGGAATTAAGAATAAACACCGTACAGATCCTAAATTTGGGAAATTCCAACAATCAATTAGTAATGGTGGAAGTTTAGATAACTTTAAATCATCCGTTACTGGTGAGATGAATATACCAGGAGGCCGCAAGATGTTAGGCCTTATTGCTGGCTCTGTTCGTGCTTATAATAGCTTAACAATGCTTGGCAAGGCCGTCTTCTCCTCCATTGCTGACGTTCCTATTGGCGCGTCTGAAATGAGGTATCAAGGACAGAACTTTCTACAATCTCATGGCGGGTCGCTGAAAAATGCCGGTGGCGCTTTGGGTGATATGGGTAGATCCATTATAAACCGGAAGTTGACAGTTAAGTCAAAAGAGCACCGCCGAGTATTGGCTGAGCTTGGGATTAGCTTGGACGCAACAACCGGTCTATTTACAAATAGGTTTGATCCTTCAGGTGATATGCCAGGTAGATTAAGCCGAGGTTTAAACACATTCTTTAGATGGAATGGTCTGACTGTTTGGACTGACTCAATGCGGGCTGGATCTATGATAGGAATGGCTGGCAGGATTGGGTCATATATAGGTATGCAGCATGGCAAATTGCCAAAAGGTATCCAGGATGTCATGAGCTTGTATGGAATTGGCAGGGATGAATGGGGATTAATATCTAAAGCAGGAACAAAAAAAGTAGATGGGGTTGATGGCCAATTCATAACTCCAGATATGGTTTTAGACATTCCTGACGCTGATATATCAAATCATTTAGAAAGCATTAACGTTAAGCCTACTGATTATCAAATACGTAAGACCAAAAAAGACTTATCCGAGTCGCTGAGAATGTATTATGTGGACAGGAGCCAGTATGCAGTAATAGAGCCTGATGCAAAAACTAGAGCTATTATGCTTCAAGGCTCACAGCCTGGAACCGTTGCTGGTGAGATGTGGCGCTCTATCATGCAATTCAAAGCATTCCCTGTGTCTATTATACAAAAGGTTTGGGGGAGAGAAGCGAGAGGTCGAAGAGATAAATGGTCTGCTGTTGGCGGTATGGCAGAAATATTAATGATGTCAATCTTTGCTGGTTATGCAGCAATGGTTGCTAAAGACCTATCAAAAAACAGAACGCCTAGAGATGTAGATGATCCTAAAACATGGGGTGCTGCATTTCTTCAGGGCGGCGGTGCAGGCATATACGGCGACTTTTTATTTGGGGATGTGAAGAACAGGTTTGGCGGATCTGCTTTGGCGACTATAGCAGGACCAACGGCTTCACAGTTCAACACTTTTATGGATATGTGGGGAAAGGCTAGAGAAGGAGATCCGGATGTAGGTAAAAGCTTATTTAGGGCCGCTTATACTGGTGCCCCCGCTGTTGCTTCAGCATGGTTTCCTCCAGCTAGCGCGTTAAATGCTGGATACTCTAGAGCCGTTCTTGATAACTTAATATATTACAACGTTATGGAGTCGTTAAGTCCTGGCTATAAAAGACGAATGGAGCGGCGACTTAAAAAAGAAAACGATCAGGAGTATTTAATAAAATGACTGTTCCATCTAGTACAAACAGGGCGGATTATTCTGGCAACGGCAGCACAATTGAGTTTGCCACTAACTTTAGGTTTCTTCAGAACGAAGACCTTAAGGTTATTCTTACAAACACGACAACCAATGTAGAAACTGAGCAATCTATTAATTCCGATTACACTGTAACAGGTGTTGGACTTGATGCTGGCGGTACTGTGACCATGGTAATTGCACCGCCTTCCGGGTATAAGCTTTCTATTCTTCGGAGTGTTGCTAAGACTCAAGAGACAGACTATGTAGAGAATGACGACTTCCCTGCAAAATCTCACGAGGATGCTTTAGATAAGCTCACAATGATATGCCAAGAGCAACAGGACGAAATAGACAGATCACTGAAATTATCAGAATCTCAAATTGCCACAGGGTTGACAGTTCCAGCAGCAGAAGAAGGCAAGTTTTTACAATGGGACGATGATGGTAATCTTAAGAACGTAACAATAAGCGCATCAGGTGAGTTAATAACAACATCGTTCGGCGAGGAGGTAATAGTTACTTCTGACGCTAAAGACCTAAGAGACCTTATCGAAGTTTATAGTCAAGACGAGGTTTATACCAAGCAAGGGATTTCAGACATAATACCAGCAAGTGACTATTTTAATGGCGGTGGTTCTGCTGATGCATATACGTTATCTGCTATATCCCCACGATTAGCGCCAACATCATTAGTCGATGGTATGAAATTTAGAGCTATTTTCGATGATAGCAACACCGGCGCATGTACGGTCAATCCGTTCGGCCTTGGTGCAATTGATATTAAACTAAAGGGTGGGGCAACTGATCCAAGTGCTGGATATATTACTGCTGACGAAGAGGTGACATTTATATACAGAGCGGCTCCTAGCGCACATGCTGAGTTGGTGATATCGGCAGGTCTTGGGGTAGATCAAACATGGCAAGACCTTACTGCTTCAAGACCTGCTTCAACTAACTACACAAATACCACCGGACGCACAATAACTATTATTCTTGCGGGTGAGGGGGTAACTGTGTCATTCACTATTGATGGAATATCTTTTACAACATCTCAAACTTCAGGGATTAAAACAACTACAGTAATAGTCCCCAACGGATCTGTTTATTCTTATGACGGAACGATCAATAAATGGCTGGAGTTAAGATAATGAAATACTACAAAAAACAAGGCGAAGTTTGGGCGTTTGAGTCTGATGGTTCTCAAGATCACTTGATTACTGAAGAGTTCACAGAGATGACTGGGGCAGAGATTAATGATCATTTAAGCGCTGCCAATACAAAAACAGCAAAGCAGATACGCGATGAGGCACTAGCTTCACTGGTTCATGATTTCGGTGACGGTCGAGTCATTCAGATCAGACAAGGCGCGGATGAGTCAAACATTCGTAATGCTATTGAGCGGATGGATCGTCTTAATTCAGATTCTGAGCAATGGCTTATGGTAGACAACAAGTTCTACTCAGTAAGCAAATCAGATTTAGAAATTGCTTTGCAGTCAGGACAAGACCAAGTTGCGCAGATTTGGAGTGATTATGCTCAAGCATCTAATAGTTGATCGCATTATCGACACTGAGGGCGGTTACGTTTACAACCCTAATGACAGTGGCGGTGAGACAAATTACGGAATAACTGTATTAGTCGCTAGAGAGAATGGCTATCAAGGGAATATGCGAGATATGCCACGTCAAGTTGCGTTTGATATTTACGCTTCTAAGTATTGGGATTCTGTACGTGCTGACGACATCTTAAAACTGTCTGAATCTGTGGCCCATGAAGTTGTTGATACCGCGGTAAATATGGGCCCTAAACGATCGGCTATATTTCTGCAAAGATCGCTTGCTGTTTTAACGGGTTTAAAGGTTTCTGTAGATGGAATTATAGGCGCTCAGACAATAAATGCTTTAAAGGCATACTTTGATAAGCGCGATGATTCAAAAACCCTCCTGAAAGCTCTTAATTGCTTGCAGGGGAATTTCTATATAGAGCTTTCAGAGCGCAGAGAGAAAGACAGGGATTTTATCTACGGATGGCTTAAAAATAGGGTGTGAGTTATGGATCCTGAGCAGGTAAACAAATGGCGTATAGTTCCTAGGCTTATGCTTTGCTTGTACGCGTATATCTGCTTAGACACCCATATATGGTTTATGTCGCTAGAAGCCCCAACAACGCAGCAACAAATATATGCTAGTGTTATATGGGGCGCTGCGGCTGCTTGGTTTGGATTTTATGTAAACACAGGTAATAAGCATGATTAATCGTTATATCATCGGCGGTGTTCTGGCGTTTATGTTTTTCGGTGTGGTTTGCTATAAATCATATTTATACGGGTATGACTCTGCCGTTATTGACAACGCAAAAGCTAACGAGGCTCAGCTTGAATTAGATGCAGATAATGCAGATATTTTAAGTGACGCTGAAGATAAAAGGGTTTCAGAAGTTAAGGAGAATATTAAATATGTTTATCTCACTAAAGATGATAGCGGTTGCCTTGACTCTGAGCTTGATGACGGGCTGTACAACTTGGTTCGTTAGAGATATAGACCCAAGACTTACTGTTGACTGTAAAGCGCCTGAGATACGAGGCAAGACAGTTAAAGACGCCCTTGTTCAGTCAATGGAAAGAAAGGAAGCTTTGACAGAGTGTACATGTAGAATGCGAGCAATAAGGGGTGATGATTTGTCTGATTGTGTTGACGTTAAAAAATAACCGATGTATATTTAAATCTCTCTCACTTAACTTTCTTAATCTCCTAGTTAAGCTCCTTTGCCCCTCAAGTTATCGAGGGGCTTTTTTTATCTGAACTGTTCTAGCGCTCGCTTAGCAACTACTTCCTCGTTTGCATGATACGCAATCTGATTATTGACTGAATCAATATCGTGCTGACTTACGTTATCGATATTTCTGTGTTGATCTCTAATATCACGAAGCTGCTTTAACGCAATGGTTTCTTCGTTTAGTTTTCGTTCCCAATAGTCGTGCATTTCTTCTCCTGTATTTTAAATGTATAACACTACGTTCATCGGTAC